CGTCCCCGGGGCCAACGCCACCGACGCCGGCTACCGGCCACACTGGGCCACCTGCCCGCAGGCCGGGCAATTCAAGAGAGGAGGAAAGCACAATGGCAAAGGATAAACCACAGCCGCAGGACGGGCCGGAGCTGGCCGAGTACATCACCACAGCGGAGCCGAAGGCATACGCCGACGGCGTCCCCGTGTTCTGCGCCCATGACGCCATCGTGCCGATCAAAGACCTCCAGCCGAACCCGAAGAACCCGAACCAGCACCCGCCGGAGCAGATCAAGCTCCTCGCCTCGGTCATCCGGGCGACGGGCTGGCGCGGGCCGATCACCGTCAGCACCCGCAGCGGCTACATCGTAAAGGGCCACGGACGCCTCATGGCTGCCGAGCTCGACGACCTGAAGGAGGCCCCGGTCGACTACCAAAACTACGCCAGCGAGGCCGAGGAGATGGCCGACCTGACCGCCGACAACCGCATCGCAGAGCTCGCCACGATCGACAACAAAATGCTCGCTGAGGTATTTGCGGACATAGACACGGGCGAGATCCCGTTCATGCTCTCCGGCTACACCGAGGAGGAATACGGCAACATCGTCACGGCCCTCTCTGAAGCCGTCCACGATCAGGAGCTCAAGGGCGACCCCGACGCCGAGATCCCGCCGCCGGCCAAACCCGTCACGCAGTACGGCGACCTCTGGATCCTCGGCAAGCACCGCGTCCTCTGCGGAGACTGCACACGGCCGGAGGATCGCGCCCTACTGCTGGACGGAGCGACGCCGGAGATCCTGCTGACTGACCCGCCATACTGCTCAGGCGGCAGCAAGGAGTCGCAGAAGTCGACCGGCAGCATCGGCACGACACACAAGGACGGCAAGGCCCCGAAGATCGCCAACGACATCCTCAGCACCCGAGGCTACCAAAACCTGATCCGCGGCGCCCTGACCGACATCCCGTGCCTCTACGCCTACATCTTCACCGACTGGCGAATGTGGGTGTATCTGTTCGATCTGGTGGAGGCTGCCGGCTTCGGCGTCAAATCTGAGATCGTATGGGACAAGGGCACGCCGGGCATGGGCGTCGGCTGGCGATCGCAGCATGAGCTCATACTGTTCGGCGCCCGGGCCGCGACACACTTCGACGGCCACAAGGGCTACGGCAACGTGCTGAGCATCTCCCGCTCCGGGAATGAGCTGCACCCCACACAGAAACCCGTCGAGCTGCTGGAGAAGCTCGTCGACAACACGGACTTCGCCAAGGGCGTCTATGACCCCTTCGGAGGATCCGGCACAACAATGGCCGCCTGCGAGGCACACGGGCAGCCCTCGTACCTGATGGAGCTGACGCCGGCATACACCGACGTGATCGTGAAGCGATACATCAGCATCACAGGCAAGAATAACGTCCGCTGCGTCCGTCAAGGCAAGGAGCTCCCGCGGGAGGCCATCGCCGAGATCTTCGAGCCCGACGACGAAGGAGGTGAGCAGGAGTGACGCCCTGAAGAAATGAACGATCAACCCAAAACCAAAAGGATCAAGGAACGGCTGCACAGGTACACGGCCCTGCTCAGGGACATCGACAACCAGCGCGAGCGCCTCGACCGCATGGAGGCCACAATCGGCAGCCCGTCCGGGCCCGATCTGTCTGGTATGCCACGGCCGCAGGGCGGCGTCTCCAACCCCGTCGCCGCTGCCGTCGAGAAGAAGATGGAGCTCGAGGCGAAAATCCGGCAGAAGGAGGCCGAGGAGAAAGCCGAGCGCCGGGCCATCGAAGCCATGACTGAGCTCATGGACGACCCCGACGAGCGCCTGACCATCCAGCTCAAGTATCTCGACCGGGCCGAGTGGCCGGACGTCACCTTCGCGCTGTATGGAAACCGCCCCGACTTTGCAGACAAAGCGGACGCCTACCAAAGGAGGATGTACCGAGTCCACGGCCGGGCCCTCCTGAGCCTCGCCGAGATCGAGGCCGAAGTGAATGACAGCAAATGACACTAAAACGGAGCGAATGACATTGAAAGTACACCGACCCCGTGTTATTCTGTATCATACGAAAGACCGACGGACGAAAGCCGCACACGCGGCCAACGTCCAAAGGCCAGCCAGCCAACAACCAAAGAGAAGCCGCAAGGCAACCGAGCCGTCGAGCGTACACACGCCCGGCGGCTTTTCTATGCCCTGAAGGAGGTGAGCCAGTGGCAAAGGGATCCATCACCATGCGCGTCGAGAACCTTCAGAAACTCCTCGACCAAGTCCAAGAGATCGACGAGAAGGGACGCAAGGCCGTAAAGGCCACGGTCAGAGACGTCAAGAGCCGCGCCCCGGGCTGGATCGCTCAGGAGGTGACGCAGGTCTACAACATCAAGAAGTCAGAGATCACGCCCTTCAGCGGCAAGGGAGCCAAGCCAAAGAAGATGGCCGGCAGCATACAGGTCAGAGGCGAGACCATCGAGGAGATGACGATCACCTACTCCGGCCGGCTGCTGACCCCTGCCCACTTCGGCATGACGCCCAAGACCCCACCAGCGGGCAAGAGCTACACGCTGAAGATGCAGGTCGTCAAGGGCCAGAAGAAAGTCATCGGCCGCTACAAGAACACGCGCACGCCCGGGGGCCCATACTCCGAGCGCTCGCACAATATCCTCATGGGCACCGGCAACACCAAGGCCGACGGCGTGGGCTACATTCCCTTCCAGCGAATGAGCCGCACCCGCACCGACATTCAGAAGTTCACCACCATCTCGGTGCCGCAGATGATAACCAGCGACAAGACCAGCGAGAAGATCATGACCAGACTCCAAGAGGAGACGGCCAAGCGACTCCAGCACAACCTCGACCGGGCCCTCGGCAAGTAGGGCCACACCAACGGCCGCCGCAGGACCCCACAGTGGCCCACAGGACGCGCGAAGCGACGCAGCCGACCAGACGGACGGCCAGCCAAGAAAACGCGCCACAGAGGCCGTCAGAGCGCCGCACACGACGTCCAGACGCGCCGAAGGTACTGTGACGCGACCGATCGGCCTGCGGTGCTGGCGAGCCCAAAAAACGCGCAGACTCCAAAAAGTTTTTCCGGGCCGTTTCGCTTCGCCCGGGGGCCTGCGCCGATCATTTTCCTGACCTCACGAAAATGGTGGGGGCACGGCAGCACGACAGAAAGGAGGGGACGCCATGCCGAACACCAACACCAAGCTCGTCGACAGCAAGACCATCGCGGCCCTGTTCGAGCTGACGCCCCGCCGCATCCAGCAGCTCACCAAGGAGGGCATCATCACGGCCACCAAGGAGGGCAACGCCAACCGCTACGACCTGCTGCCGACGATCCAGAAGTACATCAGATACCTGACGGCCAAGGCCAATGGCCGGGAGCCGTCCAAAAAGGACGCCGAGATCGAAGGGCGCCGGCTCGAGGCCGAGGCCGACCTCAAGCGCAGCAAGGCAGACATCGCCGCGCTCCAGCTCAAGGAGCTCGAGGGCACCATGCACCGCAGCGAGGATGTCGAGGCCGTCATGACCGATCTCGTGTATAGCATCAGGTCGATGCTCGTGGCGCTGCCCGGGCGTCTGGCCGTGGATGTCTCCAGCGCGGCCACCGCTGCGGAAGCGTCCGACATCATCCGCGCCGAGGTCTACAAGATCCTCGAGGAGCTGGCCGGCTATAAATACGATCCCGAGGTCTATGCGCGGCGGGTAAGGGATCGGGAGGGATGGAGCGAGCTCTCCGATGACGCGGACGACTAAGAAGGCCGCCGCGAAGCTCAACGCCGCCATCTCGGGGGCGATCAAACGCTTCGCCCCGCCTGAGAGCCTGACCGTGGACGAGTGGGCCGACAAGCACCGCCGCCTCTCCCCCGAAAGCTCGGCCGAGGCAGGCCCGTGGCGCACCAAGCGCACCCCGTACCTCGAGGAGCCCATGCGGGCCTTCACGGATCCGAAGGTGCACAAGATCGTCATGGTCGCCGCGTCGCAGGTCGGCAAGTCGGAGCTCGAGCTCAACATCATCGGCTACATCATCGACCAAGATCCCGGCAGCATCCTCTATGTGCACCCGACCATCGACGACGCCAGAAAGTTCAGCCGGCTGCGCGTCGCTCCCATGATCCGGGACAGCAAGCCCCTGAAGGCAAAGGTGCACGATGTCAAGGCCAAGGACAGCGGCAACACCATCCTCCAGAAGTCTTTCCCGGGCGGTATGCTCACACTGACCGGCTCCAACAGTGCCTCGGCGCTGGCATCCACCCCCGCCCGCTACATCATCGGCGACGAGCGTGACCGCTGGGCCACGAGCGCCGGCACCGAGGGCGACCCGTGGGCGCTGGCCGAGGCCCGGCAGGCGACCTTTTACAACGCCAAGGCCGTCGAGGTCTCGACCCCGACCATCAAGGGCGCCAGCAACATCGAGACCAGCTTCTACCAAGGCACACAGGAACGCTGGTGCCACCGCTGCCCCGAGTGCGGGGAGTACAGCGAGATCGTGTTCGACGCCATCCACTTCGAGCCCGAGGCCAAGCGCGTGCGCGGCAAAAAGGTCTGGAGCCTGAAGGGCGGCGTCTCGTGGGCCTGTCCCGCCTGCGGCTGCCTGATCCCCGAGGAGACCATGCGACGGCAGCCGGCCAAGTGGATCGCAGAAAACCCCGACGCCTACAAGAAGGGCGTCCGCTCGTTCTGGCTCAACGCCTTCAGCTCCCCGTGGACACCATGGGAGAAGATCGTCCTCAAGTTCCTCGACGCCAAGAACGACCCGCAGCGCCTCAAGGTGGTCTACAACACCCTGCTCGGCCAGCTATGGGAGGATCGCGGCGACCTCGAGGACGAGGACACCATGCTCGCCCGCCGTGAGGACTACGGCACACGCCCGGACGGCACCCCCGTGGAGCTGCCCGACGGCGTGCTGGTGCTCACCTGCGGCGTGGACACACAGGACAACCGGCTCGAGTACGAGGTCGTCGGCCACGGCAAGTACGGCGAAAACTGGGGCATCGTCAAGGGCTACATCATGGGCCGGCCGGACACCCCCGAGGTCTGGCAGCGGCTCGACGATGTCGTCGACCATGTCTACAAGTTCAAGAACGGCCGGGGCCTGAAGATCTCCATCACCTGCGTCGACTCCGGCGGCCACTTCACCCAAGAGGTGTATGAGGCGTGCCGGGCCCGACAGGGCAAGCGCGTGTTTGCCATCAAGGGCAAGGGCGGCGACGGGATCCCCTACGTCTCCCCGCCGACTAAGGTGCCGATCCGGGACAACAAGAAGATCACCTGCTGGCTCTACACCATCGGCGTCGACGCCGGCAAGGCTGCCATCATGGCCGGCCTGAAGGTGCAGGAGCCCGGCCCGAAATATTCCCATTTCAACCGGCACCCCGACGCCGGCTACGACCTCAACTACTTCAACGGCCTGCTCTCCGAGAAGCTGGTGCTCACCAGCACCCGGAGGGGCGACCGCTGGGCGTGGGAGAAGCTGCCCGGCCACAACCGCAACGAGGCCCTCGACTGCCGGGACTATGCCAACGCCGGCCTCAAGATCATCAACCCCGACATGGACGCAGTCGAGCGCCGCCTGCGCGGCCTCGAGGAGCAGCCAAAACCGGCGCCGCAGCGACGGGCGCGCACCAAGCGCAGCAGCTCCAGCGCCTTCGACGACTGGTAAGGAGGACACGACCACATGAAAACGCGCAAGACCATCGAGATCGAGCTCACCGGCAAGCGGGAGCGGCTCGAGCTCTACCTGAAGCGGGAGGCCGAAATGCTGAGCGGCGGCGTGCAGAGCTATGGCATCGGATCCCGCAACCTGTCCCGCTACAACACCGACCTCGCCGCCATCCGGGCGGCCATCAAGGAGCTCGAGGACGACATCGCAGCCCTCGAGGCCCTGCTCAACGGGCAGCGCCCCCGCAAAGCCGTGGGCGTCGTCCCCCGTGACTGGTGAAAGAAGCCCCGAAAGGGGCTTTTTTCATAGGCTGACGCCGGGAGTTTTCGCTCCTTTTCTCCCGGCGCCGGCCATTTTTACCCGAAGGAGGTGAGCACCATCAGCAGACGAAAGAACAGAAGCCGACCGCAGAGCGGCCGGCAGAGCCCCCGCCCCGTGAACAAGGGCTACGGCGACGCCGGCGCGAGCTGGCACAAGAGGTCGACCAAGGGCTTCAGGGCCTTCAGCGGCAGCCCCAAGGAGGACATCGACGCCCACAACTGGACACTCCGGCAGAGAGCCCGGATGCTCTACATGGCCGCACCCATCGCCACCTCGGCCATCCGCACTAACCGCACAAACGTGGTCGGCATCGGGCTCCAGCTCAAGAGCCGGATCGACCGGGAGGCGCTCGGCATGACGCAGGAGGCCGCAGACGCATGGCAGGCGCAGGCCGAGCGCGAGTTCAGCCTGTGGGCCAACAATAAAAGGGCGTGCGACGCCACTGGCGTCAATAACTTCGCGGCCATGCAGCAGCTCGCCCTCGCCTCGTGGCTGGTCAGCGGCGACGTGTTCGCGGTCGTCAAGCAGTACGACCCGACGCCCCTCATGCCCTACTCGCTGCGCATCCACCTGATCGAGGCCGACCGCGTGGCAACCCCGACGAGCTCCGGCATCGTCACCCCCATGCTGCTGACCACCGGCAAGGCGGCCAACGGCAACACCATCTACGACGGCGTCGAGGTGGACAGCAACGGCCAGATCGTCGCCTACCACATCCGCAGCACCTACCCCTTCGAGCTGGGTGCAGCGGCGACCAAGTGGGCCCGCGTGGAAGCATACGGCCGGCGCACAGGGCTCCCGAACATCCTGCACATCATGGAGAGCGAGCGCCCGGATCAGTACAGAGGCGTCAGCTACCTCGCGCAGGTCATCGAGCCCCTGCTTCAGCTCCGGCGCTACACCGAGAGCGAGCTGACCGCGGCCGTCGTGGAGAGCTTTTTCACGGCCTTCATCAAGACCGAGGCCGGCGCCGGCGACAACCCGTTCAACGAGGTGGGGAGCAGCCTGCCGGAAGTGACCCGGGATCCCAACGAGTACGAGATGGGCCCGGGACAGATCAACATCATGGAGCCCGGCGAGGATGTCACCTTTGCCGACCCCAAGCGACCGGCCAGCGGCTTCGACAGCTTCCTGCGCGCCATCTGCGAGCAGGTGGGCGCAGCCCTCGAGATCCCGGCCGACCTGCTCCTCAAGGCGTTCAACAGCTCGTACAGCGCCAGCCGCGCCGCCCTGCTGGAGGCGTGGAAAGCCTTCCGCATGAGGCGCAAGTGGTTTGTCGATGACTTCTGCACCCCCATCTATGAGATCTTCATCGCCGAGGCCGTGGCCCGCGGACGCATCAGCGCCCCGGGCTTTTTCGCTGACCCGGCAACCCGGGCGGCCTACCTCGGCGCCGAGTGGATCGGCCCCTCGCAGGGGCAGCTCGACCCGACCAAGGAGATCACGGCCGAGATCCTCGCCATCGGCGAGGGCATTACCACCCGCGAGCAGGCCACGATCCGGCTCAACGGCGGCCAGTGGGACGCCAACATCGACCAGCTCGCTCGGGAAAACGAGAAGCTGCGGGCGGCTCAGGGAGACACCGGCAGCACCGGCGACTCCGGCGGCACATCAGTGGCCGGCGCATCCCTCTCGGCTGCCGTGCGGCGCGCTGCCATCGTCGCCGAGGTGGAAAAGACCATCAAGGAAGGAGACAAGGACAAGCATGAAAACGAGTAACACCCCGCGCCTGTGCGCCGGGCCGCAGGTCGTCCAGCAGACGCCGACGAAGTTCTGGAACATCGCCAGCGTCGGCGAGGACTCGGGCGAGATCGTCCTCTATGGCGATGTCGTCGCCCGTCAGCCTGTGGACTGGTGGACGGGTGAGCCCGAGCCCGGCCTCTATATCGCTCCCGAGAGCTTTATGGAGGATCTCGCGGCCGTCAAGGGCAAGAGCAACATCACCATCAAGATCAACAGTACCGGCGGCGACCTCTACACCGGCATCGCCATCCACAACGCCATCAAGGGCCTGAGCGGCCACAAGGTCGTCATCGTGGAGGGCATCGCAGCCAGCGCGGCCAGCGTCATCGCCTGCGCCGGCGACGAGGTGCAGGTCTACCCCGGCAGCATGGTCATGATCCACGGCGTCGCGGGCCTGCTGGTGGACTACTACACCCTCGCAGACCTGAAGAAGCTCCAGAAGGACTTCGACGCCAGCGAGCGGGCCATCGCGGAGATCTACCACGCCAAGACCGGGATCGCGGTCGAACAGCTCCGCACTATGATGACCCGCGAGACATGGATGGTCGGGCAGGAAGCCATCGACAACGGCTTCGCCGACACCCTGCTCGAGGGCGACGGCCCTGATGTCAGCGTGAGCGCCGACAAGCAGGTGCTCCTCGTGGCCGGCATCCGGCACAACATCAAGGGGCTGCACAATGTCCCGAGCACGATCCGCATCAACAGCATCCACGCCGCCCCGGCGGCTGGAAATAAGCCGACCGGGAACGGCGGCGAAAACAGAAAGGAAGATAAGCCCATGACCCTCGAAGAAATGAGAGCACAGCACCCCGACCTCGTCGCTCAGATCGAGCAGCAGGCCGTCGCAAATGCCATCGCGCAGGAGCGGGCCCGCATCGAGGCCATCGACAGCATCGCCGCCAGTGTGGGCGACGCTCAGCTCGTCAGGGACGCCAAGTACGGCGAGAACACCTGCACCGCTGAGCAGCTCGCGCTCAAGGCCATGCAGAAGCAGGCGGCCCTCGGCGCCAAGCACCTGAAGGACGCCGCCCTCGACAATGCTGACTCCGGCGCAGGTCAGGTCGGAGCCGCCCCCAACGGAGGCGAGGAAGGCAGCGAGACCGACGACAAGGCCAAGGTCGACGCCATCGTCAGCATCTACAACACCACCAAGAACGGAGGTAAGAAGTAATGAGCAAGAGACTGGATGAAAACATCGGCACCGTGGACTACGACGGCCTGATCGTCACCAACGAGCCCGTCGCCGACGTCGTGACCGTAACTCTGGCAGCGTCTCAGGGTGTACTCGCCCGCGGCACCGTCATCACTGGCGCGGCCGGCGGCGAGCTGTCTGCGGCCGCTGCGGCCCTCGTGGCGACCAACGCCGTCTATATCCTCGCAGACGAGACCGACACCGGAACCGGCACCGCCGTCACCGCTACGGCCTACCGCACCGGGCACTTCGCACGCAACAAGCTGTCCACCGACGGCTCCTACACCCTCGTCGCGGCTGACGAGGAGATCATGCGCAACGCCGGCATCCTGCTGAGCGACGCGCTGGACTACTAAGAGAAGGAGGACAAGATCATGCCTTTTAACTTCTACGACACCTACACGCTGCTCATGGCCGTCCAGCAGCTCATCCCTGCGACGACCTTCCTGCGTGACAGATACTTCCCGACCAACGACGCGACCGACATCTTCGCCACCGAGGATGTGCTGGTGGAGTACCGCGACGGCACCCGCAAGCTCGCACCCTTCGTGGCCCCCCGCAAGGGAGGCGTCACCATCCTGCGCAAGGGCTACACCATGGAGCGCTATACCCCGCCCTTCGTGGCTCCCCGTCGCACCCTGACCCTCGACGAGCTGCGCAAGCGCGGCTTTGGTGAGGCCCTGTACTCTCAGCTCACCCCTGAGCAGCGCCAGCAGGTGCTCATCATGCGTGACGCTGACGAGCTGGGCGACCTCATTACCAACCGTGAGGAGGCCATGGCCGCCGAGACCATGCTGACCAACGGCTGCATCATGAAGCACATCGCCGACGACGCCGACAAGAGCGACGAGATGGAGATCCGCTTCTACTCCGAGGGCGCCAACGCCGCCACCTACACCCCGACGATCAAGTGGGACGCAGAAGGCGCCAAGATCCGCGCCGACCTCGGCGCGATGGCCCGTATGCTGACCAGACGCGGCCTGCGTGCTGCTGACCTCGTGTGCTCCCCGGACGTGGCCGACGCCATCGTCGAGGATCCCGACATCAAGGAAATGCTCGACAACCGCCGCTATGAGCTGGGCTCCGTCGCCCCCGAGGAGCTGGCGCCCGGCGCGTCCATCATGGCCCGCCTGAACATCAACGGCCGCATCATCAGCGTGATCTCCTACGACGAGACCTACACCGACGACGACGGCAACGATCAGCTCTACATCCCGAGCGGCAAGTGCATCCTCACCGCCCCCGCTGCTGGCCGTACCTGTTACGGCGCCGTCTCCCAGGTGGAGCAGGCCGACGGAGAGTTCCACACCTACGCCGGCCGCCGCGTGCCGAAGTATGTGTCCAGCGCCGAGGGCAACACCCGCACGCTGACCATCTCCAGCCGCCCGCTGCTGATCCCTAACAACAAAAACCCGTGGATCGTTGCCGACGTACTGGGGGAATAACACCCCCTGTTGACACCGCTGCGGTCGGCAGGGGGACGGTCGGCGCAGCCATTGTAGGAAAGGAGTGACAAACATGGCTTACACACCTACCGAGTGGAAAGACGGCGACATCATCACCGCCGAAAGACTGAACAAGCTCGAGGCCGGCGTGCAAAACGAGCAGGTCGGGCCGCAAGGCCCCAAGGGAGACACCGGCGAAACCGGCCCGCAGGGCCCGAAGGGTGATACTGGAGAAACTGGCCCGCAGGGCCCCGCCGGAGCGGATGGTGCCAAAGGCGATACCGGGGCAACCGGGCCCGCCGGAGCAGACGGGAAGTCTGTTAAGAGCATCGCCCTCACCGCAGACAGCACCGGGAAAGTGACCGGCGGCACGGCCACGCTGACGGACGACTCCACCGTGCCGATCACCGTGACAACCGCCACCGCCTAAGACCAAGGAAAGGAGCACGAATATGATCCAGATCATCGCGGGCACCTTCGGCTATTACAACGGCCGCAAGGTCGTCCCCATCACCAACGCGGACGGGCCTCAGAAGTTCGACCCCGAGCTCGAGGCCCGTCTGGTCAAGAAAGGCGTCGCCAAGTACGTCGACGAGAAGCCCGTGGCCCCTGCCCCGGCCGCAGAGCCGGAGCGGGAGCCCGGGGCGACATCTGAGCCCGACGGCACGCCTGCCGCTCCCGAGTACGACGAGGACATGAAACTCGACGAGCTGAAGGAAGTGGCGACCGCCTACGGCGTGGACGCCTCTGCCATGCGCAAGAAGGCTGACATCATCGACGCCATCGAGAAGGCGAAGGCGGCAGCCGACGACGGCCAGAATGGCGACGACCAAAACGGCGACGACGAGAAGCCCCCCGAGATCGGCGCCGCAGATCCCGTCTAATGGCTTTCGACTTCAAGAAAATGGTCGCTGACGACCGCCGCCTCGTGTTTCTCAACCTCGCCGAGTTCGGTGAGGAGCACAAGGTCGACGGCAAGACCATCACCGTCGTGCTGGATGACAACGCCCTGAAAGAACGCCAAGGGGGGCAAGAGCTGGGCGTGGCAGAGTCGTCCCTCATGCTGTATGCAGCAGTCGAGGATCTGCCGCCCCGGCGCCCGGCGGGCGAAGGGCTCAACATCGACGGCCGCGAGTATATCGTCAACGACTGGAGCGAGGACATGGGCGTCGCCACCATCGCACTCGGCCAGACCGTGACCATGTAAAGGAGGTGCAGCCGTGTCCATAGTCAACAGCATCGAGACCGTCCGGGAGTGGCTGGACTCCACCGTCTGCCCGATGGTGCAGCTCAAGCTCCCCGACGACAGCGCGACCGACGCCTCCTACCCCTACAAGCTGGTCAACCCGACCGCGTTCTCGCTTTTCGTCCCGTCGAAGGACAGATTGCCCCCAAAGGTGCCGGCTCCCATCCCCTCGGTCTGCGTGCAGATCGTGGAGGGCACCGACAGCCTGACCATGAGCTCGAGGAGCATCAAGATCCGGCTCTGCTTCTCTGCGTGGGATCCCGGCTACCACGGGCGCGACATCTTCAAACCGAAAAACGACGGCAGCGGCGCATACGTCCAGTGGCAAAACGAGGAGGCCGCAGCCTTCTTCGAGAAAAACGGCGAGGGCTGGCGCGACGCATGGAATTTTGTGGACACGGCCCTCCGCGTGATCGAGAACGCCGAGTACATCGGCTCGCTGCGCGTCATGAAGGAGGACGGCATCACCTTCGGCCCTGTCTCTGAGCAGGACGCCGTCCCGGACTTCTACCCCTACTGGTTCGCGTGGGTGGAGTTTTCTGCCGAGGAGCCCCTGACACGCACGCCGAAGGACTACCAACACCTGCTTTAAGGGCAGCCGGCCGGCTGCTCTAATTTTATGCAAAGGAGGAAAAGCAGATGGCAAATGAATACCTCTACGGCGCATACGGCCACATGGGTGAAACTGTGGCACAGAGCGCCGTACAGGCGGGCACCACGCCGGTCTATATCGGCACGGCACCCGTCAACCTCGTGCGCGGCTTCGCAGACGCCGGCGTCATCAACGAGCCGATCAAGCTCAGCAACATGATCGACGCGCAGCGCAAGCTCGGCTATGCGGCCGACTGGGGCACCTTTACGCTCTGCGAGGTCATGAACGCGCACTTCAACAACACCCTCGGGAACATCGGCCCCATCTACGTCATCAACGTCCTCGACCCGTCTGCGGGCAAGCACCGCAAGGCGACCGAGACCACCCAGCAGCTTTCTTTCACGGGCGGCCGGGCCGAGTTTGCGAGCTCCACCATCATCCTCGACACCATGACCATCGCCAAGAGCGATGGCGGCGACTACGCCGAGGGCACCGACTACGCTGTGGACTATAACTTCACCAAGGGCACCGTCATCATCACCAGCCTGATCGCGGACTCCCCGCTCACCGGCACCCTGACGGCCAGCTTCTACGAGGTGGACGACAGCGCCATCGAGGACGACGACATCATCGGCGGCGTGACGGCCGGCGGCGAGTACAGCGGCCTGAGTTCCATCGCGCTGCTCTACCCCGAGCAGTTCGCGGTCTGCAACCTGATTGCCGCCCCCGGATGGAGCCATAGCCCGGCGGTCTACAACGCTATGCTCGCCGCGAGCCAGAAGATCAACGGCCACTGGGACGCCTTCGTCGTGGCTGATCTGCCCCTTGTGAGCGGATCCTCTGCGGTCGGGCAGGCCGAGGTCGACGAGGCGCAGGTCGGTGCCACGGCGGTCGACACCATCGAGAAGGCCGTCGCGTGGAAGAAAAGCAACGCCTTCGACAACGAGAGATCCAAGGTCTACTGGCCGCAGGGCATCGACAACCTCGGCAACATCTACCACCTGAGCACGCTGGCCGTGGTCGAGCTCATGCGGGCCGACTTCAGCCACAACAGCGTGCCGATGGAGACCTGCGGCAACAAGGCGATCCCCATCATCAAGCAGTATTTTGGGGCCAACGCCACCAACCGCGGCTTCAGCCAGCAGGAGGGCAAGGAGCTGACGCAGAACGGCATCAGCACGGCCGTCGCATGGGGCGGCGAGTGGGTGCTGTGGGGCGACCACACCGCCGCCTACACCTACGGCGCCGACGTGGATCCCCGGGCGATCTTCGACGTGTCCATGCGTATGCTCATGCACATCACCAACGACTTCCAGAGGGAGTGGAGCCCGCGCATCGACGAGCCCATGACCCGGGCGCTCAAGGACGAGATCATCAACCGCGAGCAGGAGAAGCTCGACGGGTATGTCAGCATGGGCGCGCTGCTGGGCGAGCCGCAGATCGTGTTCCTCGAGAGCGAGAACAGCACCACCGACATCATGAACGGCGACTTCCGCTGGGACATCGCCGTCACCCCGACCCCGCCCCTCAAGTCTGCGAGCGTGTACGTCGCATACACCGACGCCGGCTTCTCTGTCTACTACGAAGGAGGTGACGAGTAATGGCAAATCTGTGGCTTGACCTGAAGGGCCCCATCCTCGCCGACACCGTGTACATCAACGGCGTCCTCGTCGCCAAGGACGTGACCATCACCCTGCCGGCCGTCACCCATGTGACCGCCGATTATAAGGCGATGGGCACCTACACCGCACCCATGACCGGCCAGATCGAAGGCATGGAGGCCGCCATCACCAAGATCGGCATCGACAAGGGGCTGCGCTCCATGGTGCAGCTCGAGAGCAAGACGCTGGAGGTCAGATGGGCGCAGGATGTCAAGTACGCCGACGGCTCCACCAAGACCGAAGGCTGCAAGGCGTTCATGCGCTGCGTCCCGAAGCTGATCCCGGGCCTGTCCGTGGATCCGGGCAACCCTTCGGAGAACGAGGTCACGCTGGCCGTGAGCCGCTATCAGGTTTTCGTCGCCGGCGAGGAGTTCTGCCTGATCGACCAGCTCAACACTATCATGCGCATCGGCGGCGTGGACTACGTCAAAGACCTGCGCAGCGTGCTGTAAAAACAGATGGGCGCCGCCCGAGGTGGGCGGCGTCCCTCTTTTTATCAACGAAAGGAGACAACGACCATGGAAAAGCTGACACTCAGCAACCCCATCACCATCAACGGCAAGAAGGTCAAGACCCTGACCTATGATACCGGCGCGATCACCGTGGGAATGTTCGCCGAGGCCGAGGCGCTGAAACTGCGCGCCACCACCCACAAGGCCGGCGGCAGCGCCGGCGCCACCGAGCTCGACTACTCCATGCACCTCTACCTCGCTATGATGGCGATCACCGCCGTCAACCCCGACATCGACATCGCTGACCTCGAGCGCATCAGCGGGCCCGATGTCATGGAGCTGGTGAGGATCGGCCGAAATTTTACCACAACGAGGTCGGGGGCACCCTCCGAGCAAAACGACTCGGAGAGCTCGTCCGAGACTACTCCCGAGCCTTCCACATCTCAGTCGGAGAGCTCCGACGGGAACGCCTGACCGACTTCCTGCTCGAATACTACGAAGCGGCCGAGGAGGCGAAAAAGCAGCGGGCCAAGATCCCGAAGCCGAGGATCCCACACATCCGGCCGCATAGGAGGAGGTGACGCCAGTGGCCAAAAATAAAATGCTGCAAGCCGTCGTAAGTCTCGCCGGCACCATTGACCCGTCACTCGGCAAGGCGCTGGACGATGTCACCGGCAAGCTGGAAAACGTCAACTGGAAAGCTGTGGCCGTCGGCGGCGCTGTGGGCGGCATCGCAGTCGCAACGGGCAAGGCGGTCGTGGAGGCCGGGAAGTATCTGGCCGACCTCGGCAACGAGTACAACACGGCCATCAATCAGCTCTCGGCAGCAACCGGGGCGACCGGCGACGAGCTGGACGCGCTCGGTGAAAGCGTCAAGAACATCTACGCCCAAGGGCTCGGCGATGACTTCGCCGACGTGGCCGACGGTCTGGCTGCAACGCAGCAGGCCAGCGACCTGACCGGCGAAGCTCTGGAGCGGGCAACCGCCGCCGGCTTCAACCTGCGGGACGTGTTCGACTACGATGTCAGCGAGAGCGCCCGGGCAGCGTCGGCTCTGATGAAAAACTTCGGCATCGACGCCGAGGAAGCCTACGGCCTGATCGCCGTGGGCGCGCAGAACGGCGCAGACAAAAACGGCGACCTGCTGGACACCCTGAACGAGTACAGCCCGCAGTTTGCGGCCCTCGGCCTCAGCGCCGACCAGTTCATCGGCACCCTCGTGGAGGGCGCTGACGCCGGCCTGTTCTCCATCGACAAGGTCGGCGACGCCGTCAAGGAGTTCAACATCAGAGCGAAGGACGGCAGCGACACGAGCCGGGAAGCCTTCGAGAGCCTCGGCCTTAACGCCGACAAAATGTTCGCAGCCTTCGCCGCAGGTGGAGACACCGCAGAGGCCGCGTTCTTCGACACCGTCGAGGCCCTCAACAGCATGGACGACCCCCTCGCCCGCAACGCGGCCGGCGTGGCCCTGTTCGGCACACAGTTCGAGGATCTGGAGGCCGGCGTGCTGCCGGTACTGGCGAGCATCGAGACCGCAGCCTACGACGGCGCGGCCGCTCTCCAGCAGATCAACGACGTGAAGTACAACGACCTCGGCAGCGCCTTCGAGGCGATCAAGAGGTCGGCCGAGGTCTCGCTGCTGCCGATGGCGTCCATGATCGCCAACACCCTGACGGCTCTGGCGCCGATCCTGCGGGAGACCTTCGAGGCCATCGCCCCCGTCATCACGGAAACGCTCAACGCTTGTATGCCGTTTGTGCAGCAGTTCCTCATGGGAATGGGGCAGGCCCTCCAGACCGTGCTCCCCATGGTCTCGCAACTGGCCGCCGGGCTGCTTCCGCTGCTCTCGCAGCTGATCTCGGCCTTCCTGCCGCCGCTCCTCGAGCTGGCGCAGCAGTTACTCCCGCCGCTGATGCAGATCGTGCAGGCCATCCTCCCGCCCATCGTGAGCATCCTGACCTCGATCCTGCCAATGCTGACGCAGATCATCTCGACGATCCTGCCCGTCCTGACCAGCCTGATCTCGGCCCTGCTGCCTGTCATCACCCCGCTGCTCGAGGTCGCGCTTCAGATCGTCAACAGCGTCATCATGCCCCTCGTGCCCCCTCTCATGCAGATCGTCGAGGCGCTGCTGCCGCCCCTGATGTCGCTGCTCAATGCCATCATGCCGATCCTGAGCCCCCTGCTGGGGCTGCTTCAGCCCATCGCGTCGGTGCTCGGCACCATCGCCAGCGTCATCGGCAAGATCGTGAGCTTCGGCGCGGGCGTCATCAACAGCATCGCCGGCCTGTTCGGCGGCGGCGGGGGCGGCGGGGCTTCCGGCTTCGCAACCGGCGGCTTCACGAGCGGCCCGTCCATCGCGGGCGAGGATCCGCGCTACCCGACCGAGGCCGTCATCAGCTTCAACCCTGCATATAGGGCGCAAAACCTGTCCTACTGGGCCCGCGCCGGCGAAATGCTCGGCGCTATGGACGAGGGCAGCTATGAGCCCATCAGCTCCGGCTCGGGCACGTCCGTGGTCTACGACCTGAGCGGCCTGTCCTTCAGCCCCACGATCAAGGTCGACGGCAACACCGACGAGGACGCCCTGATCCGAAAGCTGCGGGATCTGGAGCCGGAGTTCATCGACTTCATCCTCGAAGCACTCGCAAGAAGGGAGGGCGGCGCCTATGTCACAGCGGATAGTCGGCTATATTGATTACACCGCGCAGGGCGGCGACACCTTCGACAGCATCGCGCTGGCAGCCTATAACGAGGAACGGATGGCGAGCACCATCATCGACGCCAACCGCGACCTCTGCGACGTGCTGATCTTCGAGGGCGGCGAGGCCGTGCGGATCCCCATCGTCGAGACCGTGGAGACGCCCGACACCCTGCCGCCGTGGAGGAGGTGAGCCTGCCCTGTGAAAATCATCTACGAGGGGACGGACATCTACCCCGAGATCAGCGTCCACCGCTGCTACCACGATATGTACGCAGACAAGCAGAGCGACGAGCTGCTGCTCAAACTCAACGACACCCGGGAGCTGTGGGACAGGTGGAGCCCCAAGAAGGGCGACACCATCGCCGTCGAGGACGGCGCCGCCAAGACGGGCAAGATGTTCGTCGAGAGCGTCGTCCCCGAGTCCGGCCTCATAACCCTGCGGGCCTACTCGGCCCCGCAATCCACCAAGGACAAGAGGAGCAAGTCGTGGGAAAAGGTCAAGTTTCTGCAACTGATCCAAGAGATCGCCGGCCGGCACGGCCTCACGGTCGAGACCTACGGCATCACCGACCAGACCTACGACTACGTCGAGCAGAACAACCTCCCCGACTTCGCTTTTCTTCAGGCACGCTGCACCCTCGAGGGCGCGGCTTTTTTAGTCTATGACGGCAAGCTGGTCGTCTACGACGAGGCATACATGGAGGGCCAGCAGCCCGTCGACACCATCACCATCACGCCGGCCAACGACTTCGAGTACCGGGACGAGGGCGCCTACGCCTACGGCTCGGCCGAGGCCGTCAACGGCGGCCTGACCGGCACCTTCTCGGCGCCGGCCGGGGGCGACAAGGTGCTGCGCAAGATCCTCCCCTTCCGCATGACCGACCAAGCAGAGGCCGACCGCTTCGCCAAGGGCCTGCTCCGGGACGCCAACAAAGAGGCGACCGTCGCAACGCTCTGGACGGGGACGCTGCTGCGCGAGTACGCGGCGGGCTCCGTGGTGACGCTCTCCACCGAGGGCGTCGCCTCGTGGGACGGCACGGCCTTCGTGAGCCGGATCCGGCACGACTACGTCAAGACCCGGAGCAAGCTCTATCTGCGCAAGCCTCTGGAGGGATATTGACCATGCCAAACAGCAACACCCAAATGATCCAAAAGGGCAAGATCTCGAGCATCGAGGGCGAGCCCGACAGAAACGGCGACAAGACCACGGCCCGGGTGCTCCCGAGCACCGCCGACAGCCTCGTCACGAGGCCGCTGACGATCCCGTGGTATCTGCGCGGGGACATGGGAAACCTGAGCCCCGGCGTCGAAGTCGCCTACGCTATGTTCGAGGACGGCACCGGCCTGATCCTCTCCCGCATGGACGGGGAGTGGCCCGGCATCGTCCCCGGCGACATCACCATCAAGAAGGGCGCGCTCACCGTGCAGGACAAGGGCGTCAGCGTACCGTCGGCCGATGTCACGGCCAGCGGCATCAGTCTGACCAGTCACACCCACACCGCACCACACGGAGAGACAACCGGCCCGCACTAAGGAAGGAGGCCGAGCATCATGTCCGTCATGGCATCGTGGAACGGCAAGACATGGGGCGTCTCCCCCGAGCGGATCGCCGCCCTGAATGGCGTCTCGGCCAGCGTGGAGCTGGACACCGAGAACAGCGACGACAAGGCGGGATCCCCGGCCACCAAGACCAAGGCGCTCAAGCTCCAGAGCATGAGCTTCGACTTCGATCTCGGCGTCGCCGTGGGCTGCGATGTCCGCGGCGAGTACGAGTCGTGGACGGCGCTGGTGGGCCAGTACGCCCCCTTCTACCTCGGCGGAACGCGCTTCGGCCCGGCCAACCTTCAGCTCACTGGCGTGAGCCTCGGCGACACGACGGTCGACAACTTCGGCCGGATCCTCAAGGGAAAGATCACCATCAACCTGACCGAGTTCGCAGAGGAGGCCAGCAGCAAGAAGGCGACCGCCGGCAGCTCCAACGGGGGCAGCTCGTCCCCGGCCGGAGTCTCCACCGGCGTCGGCCCGCGCCTGAGCGCCATCACCGTCGGCGCATCCAGCAGCGACAAAGCTGCAAAGAAACCCAACAACACCCAACTGACCTAAAGCGAGGTGATCCCATGAAAGCAAGCGGCAACGCAGCGCCCGAGACCTGCGTGCAAAACCTCCTAAAGACCATCCGCGGCGAGGTGCCATACGAGCGCATCAAGGGGATCGACCGCACCCTGATCGACAAACCGAGCGGGACGGCTGCCAACGATCTGGCCGCCGACGTGGAGTTCGTCGTGGAAACCTACGAGCCCCGCGTGCGCCTGAGCTCGTCCGATCTGGTCGCTCTGGTCGCGCAGACCGGCGACTTCGAGCTGCGGGCCAGCATTGACAACAACACACTCTGAAGGAGGTGAACAGCATGAGCGACGAGACCAACACCTACGGCGACGACATCCACCTCACCACCACCGACGCGACGACCATCTACAACACCCTGATCGCTGCGCTCGAAAAGGGCGCCGGCGAGCCTCTGTACCCCGGCGACGAGCGCCGGATCTTCGGCGAGGGGCTCGTGGCCGTGTTCGTCGCCCTCTACAACAGCCTCGACGACACCGGGCGGCAGACCCTTCTCCGCTATGCGCGGGGCGAGGTGCTGGACGCCATCGGCGAGCGGCTGGATGTCCACCGGCTGGAAGGATCCCCGGCAAAGACGACCATGCGCTTCTCCGTGAGCACGCCGCAGCCCAACAACATCATCATCCCGAAGTGGACGAAGGTGACGCCGGACAGCGACCACTACTTTGCCACCGACGAGATCGCCGTCCTTCAGGCCGGCGCCTACTCTGTGGAGATCCCGACCTCGGCCGTCAGCAACGGCACCGAGTACAACGGGTACGCCCCGGGCACCATCACCACCCTCGTCGACCTGATCCCCTACATCGAGAGCGTCACCAACATCACGGCGACGGCCGGCGGCGACGACGGCGAGCCCTACACCGAGGAAGGCGACAACCGGCTGCGCGAGCGCATCCGACTGGCGCCGGCGTCCCGGTCTACGGCCGGGCCGGAACAAGCTTACATCTACTGGGCCATGACGGCCGACAGCTCCATCATCGACGCCCGGGCCGTCAGCGAGACGGAAACCATCAGCCGCACCCTCACGGTCTACGACGGCCACGCCTTCATCGGCGGCGGCCGGCTGCTGCCGGACACCCTGATCGTCAAGGAGCACGGGGAGAGCACGGCCGGCGTGGAGGACACCGACTACACTGTGGACTACACCGACGACCTGCTGACCATCGAGCTCAAGGGCGCCCTCGCGGACGCCACGAGCCTCGACATCACCATCACCCGCACCCTCGAGGGCTGCGTCAAGATCGTCCCCCTGCTGGAAGGCGGCGCCGTCCCCGACGAGAGCATCCTCGAGAAGGTGCTGGAGGCGTGCAACGCCTCGGACATCCGGCCGCTCACCGACGTGGTCACGGCCGTGGCGCCCGAGGTCATCACCTACGACATCGAGATCGTCTACTACACCACCCCCGAGACGGAGGCCGAGGTCGTCGCCAATGTGGAAGGCACAGACGGCGCCATCGACCGCTACAACGAGTGGCAGGTGGGCGCGCTGGGCCGGGACATCAACCCCGACCAGCTCCGCAAGAGGATCCTCTGCCCGTCGTGGGGCGAAAACCTGACCGGCGCCTTCCGCGTGGACGTGACCAAGCCGGTCTACACACCCGTCAGCGACACACAGGTCGCCAAGTTCAGCGGGCACCTGACTGTCAGCCATAAGACAGAGAGCGAGGTGGTCTAAATGCGACTCAGCGAAGTCGAGATGATCAAGCTCCTGCCCTCATGGATGGCACAGGACGGCGCCGACCGCGGGCTGGCCGCCGGCTGCGACACCCTATCCCGGGACGCCTTCGCCCGTCTGAAGCTGCTGAGCAGGTGGGACAAGATCGACCAGCTCAGCGAGGCCGAGCTGGACGAGATGGCGTGGGAGCTGAACATCCAGTGGTATGACAGCACCGCACCCATCGAGACCAAGCGGGCCGTCATCCGCAACAGCGACCGCGTCTATGCCAAGCTCGGCACCCCCTACGCCGTGGCGCAGATCATCGCCGACTACTTCGGCACCGGCGAGGTCAGGGAGTGGTATCAGTACGGCGGCAAACCCTACCATTTCAAGGTGCTGAGCGACAACCCGGGACTCGTCAACGAAAACCTCGACCTGTTCCTCTCGCTGCTGCGCACCGTGAAGCGGCGCAGCGCATGGCTCGACGCGATCCTGATCTGCCTGACCGGCGAGATGTTCCTTTATGCCGGGATGGCCGTGCGAGAGCACGGCGAGGAGCGGCACGTCATGGGGACGGACGAGATCCACCTCTACCACGGGGCCGTCGTCCACGACAACAACCGGGAGACCGTCACCATCGGCACCAGCGTCCTCGCTTCAGACTAAGGAAAGGAGAAAGACATGGCCGCATTTATCAACAACGACATCACCGCCGCGGGCCTTCTCGTTCTGGCGAAGGGCGTGGCGGGCAAGCAGATCAACTACACCAAGATCGTCCTCGGCGACGGCTACCTCGAGGAGGGCCAGACGCCCCGCTCCCTCACCGGCGTGGTCAGCCCGAAGGCGACCATCGACATCACCAAATGCGTCGTGAACGGCGACGGCACCGTCACCGTGGGCGGCGTGTTCACCAACGACCAGACCAACGACGGCTTTTACTACCGCGAGCTCGGCCTTTATGCGGACGATCCCGACGAGGACGTGGGCGAGGTGCTGTACTGCTACGGCAACTGCGGCGACCTCGCCGAGTGGATCCCGCCGACCGGCGGCGCCACCATCGTCGAGAAAACCATCGACATCGTCACCGCCATCGGCACGGCCACCAACGTGACCGCCTACATCCCCGCGGACGCCTACGCCACCAAGGAGGACTACGAAAACTACAAGGCCATCGCCCTCGCGGCGCAGGCCACGGCCAATCAGGCCATCCTCCTCGCGCAGCAGGCCGTCGGGATCGCAGAGCAGGCCGCGGCCGCCGTGGTCGACCTGAGCAACGTCGTCCAGCAGAACACCAGCAAGATCACGACCCTGTGGGACGCTGTGTTCGGCGACATCACGACCAACCCCTTCCAGATCACCTTTGCCAATCTGGACGGCATCACCCTCACCTCTGGCGTCTGGAACGCTACGCTTCAGCGCCTCGAGTGCTAAGCCATGGACGGCTACGGCTACACGCCGATCCCGCCCGCAGAGGCGTCCTGCATCATCGCGCACCTGTTTGTCGAGCTGGCGCCACCCTGCTCATGCTGCAAGCGTGAGGACGGCGTGATCGTCATTCAGGGCACCGCCTACGACGGCACCGGCGCGAGGATCACCATCAAAGGGGAGGAGGTGAGGTACTACGGCAAGCAACGGACACTCGCGGCCATACGAGCGGGCCAATGTAGGCCGCCCGCCCTTCGGCCGTGAAAAGCTCCCGGAGATGCAGGTCATCAGCGACGCCAAGGAGCTCGAGAAGCACACCTACATCAAGACGCGCAACCCGAACATCTTCCCCAAGAAGGAACGGCTCGGGCTGGCACAACGGATGATGAACGAGGCCAGCGACCTCGTCGCCGACCTGATGGAGGCCAACGACCTGCTCCTGACCGACCCGCAGGAGCGGGAGCTGCGATACCGGGCGCAACGCTCGGCCCTGCGCAACTGCCGGAAGCTGATCCACCACATCGAGCTCGCCCACGAGATCCTCAGCGGGCTCGGCGACGACGCCTTTGCACACTGGTCGCGGATGGCGGCCGGCGTCAAAAACCAGACCGCCAAATGGTACAAATCCGATAAAGAAAGGGCCGCCAAGATGGACGCGCAGGCGCGTCACCAATAGGCAGCCCGTGGGGTACGCCTTGTTTTTTCGTGCCGGGTCGGCCAACAACGCCCGCAACGTCAGGAACGATGGCACGCTGAACAGGAACAACGCCTACAACGGCAACAACGGCCTGCGCCCCGCTTCGATGGATAGCCCGACTTATTAACCGGCCGGAGACGGCCGGCGAACACTGTGCACCATCATCCAAGGAAGGCGTATCCCTCCCGCACCCGGCGCCGTTTGACCGGCCCGGCCATGGGTAAACACAGGACTGCCGATGCTCCCGGCGGCGCACGCAAAGCGTGGCCGGAGCTGCCGACGGCAGGGATTTTTTCACATGGAGAACATCGTCAACAGCTTCAACTCGCTATACAAAGCATACCGCAAGACCCGCTGCGGGAAGCGGGACAACCCCACGGCCATGCGCTACCGCATGGAGGCCATCGAGCGCACGGCCGACCTCTCTGACCGCCTCCAGCGGCGCGAGTACACCTTCGGGCCCTACTATCCCTTCAAGGTGTACGAGCCCAAGGAGCGGCTCGTCCTTGCCATAGACTTCGAGGGCAAAGTCGTCCAGCACTCGCTCTGCGACAACGTCCTCGAGCCCGTGTTCTCCCGGCGCTTCATCCGGGAAAACTATGCCGGACAAATCGGCAAAGGCACCCACGACGGCCTCGACCGTCTGGCCGACGCCATGCGCCACTACTTTTTCAGCCGGAAGGCAGCAGACGAGGAGGCCCGGCGGGCCGCCGGCCTGCCATACCGGCCGATGGAGGAGTGGGACTACGCCGAGGGCTGGGTGCTGAAAGGTGACTTTTCCAAGTTCTTTTACACCCTGCTGCACGCCGTCTGCTTCGAGAAGGCCCGCAAGGCTCTGGCCTTCCTGCCTGACGAGGAGCTGATCGACTTCGTCGAGTGGCTGCTCTGGATCGTCATCGACAGCACGCCAGACCCCGGGATCCCCATCGGCAACCAGTCGAGCCAACTGCTCGCCCTGCTCTATCTGGACGACTTCGACCACTGGCTGCGGGATGACCTCGGCCTCGTCTATGGCCGTTACATGGATGACTTCTACATCATCAGCAGCGACAAGCTGCTGCTCCGGGAGATCCTCAAGCGGATCGAGGAGTACATCAAGCCGCTGGGCCTGCGCCTGAACGGCAAGACGCAGATCTTCCCGCTCAAGAACGGCATCGACTTCCTCGGCTTCCACACCTATCTCACGAGCACCGGCAAGGTGGTCAGAAAGGTGAGGGCCAAGAGCATCGACAACATGAAGCGGAAGATCCGCAAGTTCCGCGGCCTCGTGGACAGGGGCAAGATGACGCTCGAGAGCGTGAGCCAATCCTACGCAAGCTGGACGGGCCACATCTCGCACGGCAACACCTACCACCTGCGGCAGAACATGGACGCCTATTTCTTCGCATACTTCCCGGAGCTAAAACCTACCGAAAGGAGACAAGACTCATGCCTCAAACCCTCGGAAGCCTTGCCAACAAGGCAAAAATCAAGTTCGGCAGCCTCTACGGCGCGCCGATCATCTGGATCAAGGCCGACAAAAACCACGCCGGCTACCCCTCCAACAGCGTCACCCTCGTGACCAACCAGATCATCAAGCTGCTGTGCTTCGACGCGATGGAGCCGGCCAACGGCAACAGCGACCGCCGAAACTACGGCAATAACCGCTACATCTACTCCAACCTGCGCCAGTGGCTCAACAGCGACAAGGGCGCGGGCCAGTGGTACACCGCGCAGCACTCGGCGGATCAGGCTCCCGACTCGTCCCACGTCTGGAGCGGCTACAACCCCTACAACACCATCGCCGGCTTCCTCAACGGCTTCACGGCCAACGAGCGGGCCGCCCTGCTCGCCACCACCATCACCGTCGGCAAGAGCTCCACGGACGGCGGCGGGACGGAGACCTGTGTGGACAAGGTTTTCCCCCTGTCCTGCACCGAGGTCAACCTCTCGGGCGACCATGTGTGCGGCAGCAAGCTGGCGATATTCAGCGACAACTCCAGCCGCATCGCTACCGTCTCGGCCTCGGCCGCTGCCAACTCCAACTACGATGTCGACGCCAATCAGGCGTGGTACTACTGGCTGCGGGACGCCTATGCCGGGTCGGCCAACCTCGCCCGCCGCGTCTGGCCCGATGGCACGCTGGACGGGTACCTCGCCTGCTACGGCTACTACGGCCTGCGCCCCGCTTGTAATCTGTCCTCTGATCTCCTGGTCTCCGACACCACCGACTCGGACGGCTGCTACACAATCGTCTACAACCAGCCGCCCACGGCCCCCGGCACCATCACTGTCCCGAGCGAGGTCATCGGCGGCGAAAACCTGAGCATCTCGTGGGGACAGTCGACCGATCCCGACGGCAACCTCGCCGGCTACAAGCTGGAGCGCAAGGTGGACGACGGCACATGGGCGCAGATTTACAGCGGCAGCTCCCGGAGCTACACCGACTCCATCACCTACGGATGGACGAGCGTGCAGTACCGCGTCAAGGCATACGACTCGGCCGGGGCCGAGAGCGCCTACACCACCAGCGCCGTGCGCACCGTCACCAACAACCGGCCGCCCGTCATCAGCGGCAGCGACACCGACCTCGGCAGCTTCACCACCACGCCGCCATCCTACGAGTACACCGTCACCGACGCCGACGGCCATCAGGTCACGGTCGTGGAGAAGCTGGACACCACCACGCTGCGCACCTACACGGCCACCCTCGGCGACACCAACGAGCTCGAGATCACGGCCGACCAGTGGCTCAAGCTGCTGAACGGCGACCACACCCTGACCATCACCGCCACCGACGCCAAGAACGAGAGCACCGTGCGCACCCTGTCCTTCGACAAGGCCATGCACTCGGTCGAGTTCGAGCAGACCGTGGCGATGGCGGCCGACGATATGCCGACCAAGGCCCTCGTCAATATTCAGGGCAGCTTCCCGACCGGCAGCACCCTTCAGGTCTGGATCTGCAACAACGGCAACGACGCCGAGCCCACATGGGAGGACATCACCACCAAGGCCCTGACCAGTCAGAAGCACTTTTTCACCAACCAGACCAAGACCGCCGCGAGCTGGGGCGTGAAGATCAAGGTCAAGCTCCTGCGCGGCTCGGCCGAGGGCGACTGCTACATCCAGTCGGTCGGCGGCAACTTCGCATAAACCAACACCCCAAGACCAGAAAGGAGGAGCAGCATGGTCTACTTCATGGAACACAGCATCAAAGCCATCCACGAGAAGGAGCAGGCCGCCGCCGGCGGCGGGGGCGGCACCTCTCCCGAGGACAAGGAGCGGATCACCAAGCTCGAGGACGAGCTCGATGACCTGTCCGGCGCAATCGAGAGGGGGCTGACCACATGAGCAACAAGTACAGCGGCCTCGAGGCAGCCCTGCGCAGCGCCCGCATGACCTTCGTGAGCGAGGCCAACGCCGGCGACCGCACCGGCACCGAGATCATCGCCTGCGAGGATCTGCTGCCGGCGTGGACGAAGGCCGGCCCCAAGGGGGACGGCAGCCACGAGGTCGGCGAATCCTGCACCCACGACGGGCAGAGCTGGCGCTGCTGCCAAGCCCACAACACCAACAACAACCCGGACATCGAGCCGGGCAATAGCCCCGCACAGTGGGCCCCGTATCATACCACCGACCCGACCAAGGCCAAGGCGTTCATCCAGCCAACGGGCGCCCACGACGCCTACATGAAGGGCGAGTGCTGCCTGTGGACGGATGGCAAGGTCTACCGCTCCATCATGGAAACGGCCAACGCATACAGCCCGGCGGCCTACCCGCAAGGCTGGGAGGAAGTGACCGCCGCAGGTGATCCCGGCACGACCCCGGAACCGGGCACAGAGCCGGAACCAGAAACACCCACGGAGCCCGGCACAGAGCAGGAACCGGGGCAAGATCCTGAAACCGGCGGCGAGGAGACGGGAGAAACCGTCCCGGCCTTCGTCCAGCCTACCGGCGCGCATGACGCCTACCAAACCGGCGACCGCGTGACCTACAACGGCCAGATCTACGAGAGCACCATCGACAACAACGTCTGGTCGCCGGACACCTACCCGCAGGGCTGGGAGGTCGTCGAGGTCGAGGATGGAGGTGCAGCATGATCCAGCTTGACATCGGGCAGCTCGTGGCCCTCATGGGGATCCCGTCGGCCATCACGGGCCTGTGCTTCTGGATGATCCAGAGGCAGCTCTCCAAGAGGGACGCAGAGCTCGACCGGCGCGACGCCGCCCGGGAGAGAAACGAGGTGCTGCTCGTGCGCAGCGTGGGGGCCGCCATCGCACTCGGCGAGGCCACGGCCACCGCACTGAAGAACGGCCACGCCAACGGAGAGACCGAGGCGGCCCTCCAGTACGCGCAGAAGATCAAACACGAGCAGAAGGACTTCCTCACCGAGCAGGGCATCCACGCGATCTACTGAGGGAGGTGACACCCATGGGAAGATACCGGCGCAAGCGGGAGGCCAAGGTCCGACGCAGGCCGTGGGAGTTCTCGAAGAAGCTGGCGGCGTGGGCCGTCCTCGTCGCAACTGCCGCGGCCGTGGCGTCCTATGTGCTGGCCTTCCGCGATCAGCAGACCGCCAGCGATGTCACGACCACCATCTTCACGGCCTGCATCGGCTACCTCGTGAGCTATGCGGCCAAGTCGGCCACCGAGAAGATCAGCCGCAACCGGCACGGCCTCGACGCTGATGGCAACCCCATCAGCGGGGCCGGCGTCGGAGAGTACACCACCACAACCACATCAGACAAGGAGGCAAAAGGATGAACATGATCGACATCACCCCCATCGTCAACGCCGTCATCGCGCTGCTCGCCGCAGGCGTCAGCGTGTTCCTGATCCCGTGGATCAAGAGCAAGACCACCGACGCGCAGCGCAAGGAGCTGCTCGAGTGGGTCAAGATCGGCGTCGCCGCAGCCGAGCAGCTCTATGAGGGGCAGGGCCGCGGCGAGGAAAAGAAGAAGTACGTCCTCGAGTTCCTCGCGTCCATGGGCTTCACCGTGGACGAGGAGGCCGTCAACGCGGCCATCGAGGCGGCAGTCAACCAGCTCAACGGCGGCAACCTGCCGCTCGAATAACCAGCAAAGGGCGGGCCAACACGGCCCGCCCTTCATTTTGCAAAGGAGGCACAAAGACATGAGCGAGAACAAAAAGCCCGCGCTGAATATGCGCTACTACAACGGAGAGATCGACGACGACCTTCCCTACACCGGCGTGCTCAACTACGACGAGGAGACCGGCCTGATCTACGACGAGGACGGCGATGTCGTGGATGAAAAGACCCTTGACGCCATGCTCGACGGTGACGGAAAGGGGGATGACGAGGATGAGTAACAGCACTCTGATCTCCTACACCAAGCTCAGCCCCAACCACTCGGGCAAGCGCACCAAAAAGATCGACACCATCACGATCCACTGTATGGCCGGCCAGCTCTCCGTCGAGAGCTGCGGCGCTCTGTTTGCTAAGAGCAGCCGGCAGGCGTCCAGCAACTACGGCATCGGCCCCGACGGCCGCATCGCCCTCTATGTGGACGAGAGCAACCGCTCGTGGTGCACGTCGTCCAACGCCAACGACCAGCGTGCCGTCACCATCGAGGTCGCCAGCGACGCGACGCACCCCTACGCCGTCAGAGATAAGGCATACGACGCGCTGCTGGATCTCGTGACCGACATCTGCAAGCGCAACGGCATCAAGAAGCTCGTCTGGTCTACCAGCAAAAACAACCGCGTCGGCCACCTGAACGGCTGCAACATGACAGTGCACCGGGACTATGCGGCGAAAGCCTGCCCGGGCGACTACCTCTACAACCTGCAAGACGAGATCGCGGCCGAAGTCAACCGTCAGCTCGGCTCCGGCAGCAGCACACCCTCCACCGGGGGAACCACCGGCAGCGCCGCCGACATCAAGGTCGGCGACGTGGTGGAGTTTACCGGCTCCAAGCACTACGTCAGCGCCACGGCCACGAGCGCGTCGAGCTGCAAGCCCGGCAAGGCTAAGGTCACGGCCATCGCCAAGGGCAAGGCGCACCCCTACCACCTGATCGCCGTATCCGGCGGCGGCTCCACCGTGTACGGGTGGACGGACGCGGCAGACATCAAGACCAGCAGCAGCTCTACGGCCACCTCGTACCTCGTGAAGGTGACGACCGACGTGCTGAACATCCGCAAGGGCCCCGGCACCAACTACGGCACCAACGGGGACATCCGCGACAAGGGCGTCTACACCATCGTCGCCGAGAGCGACGGGCCCGGGGCCTCCAAGTGGGGCAAGCTCAAGAGCGGGGCCGGCTGGATCTCGCTGGACTACGCCAAGAAGGTCTAATTGTGCAACTTGCCACCGGCGCGGCGCGGATCGGCGCCGGCCAGAAGCTCTGAAACCGTCAGAACGCACAAAAAGAGCCCGCTCGGGAGTGATCCCGGGCGGGCTTTTTCTGTTTATGCACTCATTCCTCTGTGGCGTCGTCCTCTGCTGGATCCTCGCCGCCATCGCTCTGCGCCGCCTCAGCAGCGGCCAGCTCGGCCTCGGTCGGGTGGAAGCGGACAACATAGCCGTTGACATCATAGAAGCCGCCGAGGGCGACCGTGAAGATGTCCACGATCCAACCGATCCCGAAGAAGCCAGCCGTCAGCGTCCAGATGACCCCGGTGCCAATCTTCCCCACATAGTAGCGGTGCACACCGAGCACCCCGAGGAAAATGCACAACGGCAGGACGACCGCTTTGCTTTTCGGTGAGGTGGGGCGCTGTGCTGCCGGCACGCTGGCCGGCCGGCCGCCACTGGTCGTGTACGACAGGCCCGTGCCGGGCACTCCGACGGTCGTGTGGCTTTTCCCGGTCGTGCTGACTGTGTGCTTCAGGCCCTTCGGGCCGAAGGTGACGCTCGCGCTCTTTTTATTCAAGTTCACACGGACGCCGGGAGCGATCTTAATACTGCGCCGGAAACGTAAACCCATTGAAAAAACCTCCTTTTCGTCTGTCCTATTGCGTTTTTTAGTATTTAGTCATCTTTGGGATAATATTATCACGGGCGGCGTGTTATTGTCAACTTGCACTACCCATCTTTGGCATAAGTGGCAGAAAAGGAGGCGGCGCGTATTTGAAAATATACAGGCCAGAAGGCCGGTGCAATATCTCAGGGGAGCGCGTCCGCGCAGCCAGAGAGCGGGCCGGCATCTCGCAGGAGCGCCTCGCGTACAAGATCCAGATCGCGGGGCTCGACATCACGCAGAAGGCCATCAGCAGGATCGAGACCGGCGACCGCATTGTCGCCGACTATGAGCTCGAGTACCTCGCCGACGCCCTCGGCGTGACCATCTACTACCTGCTCGGAAAAGAATGAAAGCAGCGCAGCCAGAGCGGCCGCGCTGCTTTTCTCTTGTCTCCCCTCTTGACTTTATACAACAAATGTTGTATAGTAAAGACACACGAAACAAAAGGGGAGGCGCTCAACATGGAAACGATCACCACCGGGAAACGCCTGAAGGCGCTGCGAGAGGATCGCGGCCTGTCTCAGTCGCAGCTCGCCAAGAAGGCCGACATCAACAGCCGAGTGCTCCAGACCTACGAGCAAGACGACCGAGACATCGCGGGGGCGAAGCTGAAAACGCTCCTCAAGGTCTGCGTCGCTCTGGAGTGCCGGCTCGAGGACATCGTCACAGACGACGAGACGCTGGCGCTGATCGCGGCATACAACAGGCGATGACAACGAAGGGCGGCCAGCCGGCCGCCCTTTTTTCTATTTCACGGAGGGATCACCATGGGGAAACACTTCAGCCACCTGACACCAACGCAGCGCACGCAGATCGACGCCTTCAGGCGCGCCGGCATGAAGGTCGTGGACATCGCCAAGGAGGTCGGCGTCCATTACACCACCATCTACCGGGAGCTCAAGCGGTGCACCTATGAACACCTGAACAGCGACTACACGACCGAGATCCGATACAACCCCGACGGGGCGCAGGCTCGGTATGAGGCCAACCTGCGGGCGAAGGGCCCGGAGCTGAAGATCGGCAACGACTACGAGCTCGCCGACTACCTGATCGGCAAGATCCGGGACGAGAAGTACAGCCCCGAGGCGGCCATCGGCGAGGCCGAGGTCTGCGGCTGGCCCTTCCGGGTGCATATCTGCGCGAGCACGGCCTACAACTACATCCGGGCCGAGATCTTCGGCGACGATCTCACCGTGGAAATGCTGCCGCAGCACGGCAAGCGCCGCCGGAAGCCCGAGCGGCCCGAGGGCAGCGTCCCCCGCAAGCCGGCCGGCAAGAGCATAGAAAAGCGCCCGGAGATCGTGAACACGCGCACGACCTTCGGGCACTGGGAGATGGACAGCCTCGAGAGCGGCAAGGGCTTCAAGCGGACGTGGCTCATGCTGACCGAGCGCAAGACCCGCCGGGAGATCATCGTCCCAATGAGGGACAAGACCAGCGAGAGCGTCGTCCGGGCCCTCAACGGCATCGAGCGGAAGCTGGGCGCCCTATTCCCCCGGATCTTCGTGAGCATCACCTGCGACAACGGCACCGAGTTCGCTGACGCCGAGGGCATCGAAAGCAAGCGCCGCGGGAAGGGCAAGCGCACGACCGTCTACTACTGCCACCCGTACACCCCGAGTGAGCGCGGCACCAACGAAAACCAAAACGGACTGATCCGGCGACTCGTCCCGAAGGGGACAGACCTCGCCACCATCTCGCCCCAAGAGGTAAAGGCCGCCGAGGCATGGCTCAACAGCTACCCCCGCAAAATGTTCGGTTTTCTGTGCTCCGAGCAGCTTTTCAGGGAGGAGCTGGCCCTCATTCTGACCCGCTGAAAAATTTTTTAGACTTTTTTAGCATTTACCCTTGACAAACGGCATCGCCCCCGTTATTATTAAATGCACAGAGACTCACATGAGTCGCCTGTGCATTTTTCTTTTTATATCGACCCCATAGACGGAGGTGAGAACGACGGGAAAATACCGCTACCTGACCTTCGAGGACAGGAAAAAGATCGAGGCGTGGTACTTGATCGGAGACCGACCCGCCGACATCGCGGCCCGCCTCTCCGTTCACTACACCACGATCTACAAAGAGCTCCAGCGCGGCGCGACCGGCGAGCTGGACGCCAACCAGCGCGAGGGGTACAGCGCAGAGCTGGCCGAGAGGCGGCTCCGCGAAAACTTCAAGCGCAGGGGCAAAAAGGTCGCACCCCTCACACAGTAGCCAAGAACACCCGGCACCGCCGGGCCGAAGAAAGGAGATGGCCCCCATGAAACAGACAGACACGACCCCGACGCTGAAGATGGACAAGCTGCGCACCCGCGCTGCTGCCTGATCGCCGCCGGCGGCCGTGTTTTTCGTTTTCAGGGAGCCAAGCCAAGCACCCCGGCCTCGGCCGGGCCAAGACGAAAGGAGCAAGACCATGACGCAGAACGATCTCAGAGAAAAGGTCATCAACGCGGAGGCAAAGGTAGCCAAGCGGGCGGCCATCCTCAAAAAGCAGCGGGAGCAGCTCGAGAAAATGCTCCAGAAGGGTGCTGACCAGTACGACATCACCATCAAAAAGGGCGACATCGACAGTTCAGTCAAAAAGCTCAAGGAGGCTGAGGAGTCGCTCGAAGGCTGGAAGGAAAAGCTCGGCAAGCGTATCACCGCCGACGAGTACCTCGAGGCAAACGCGCCAGAGATCCTGAAGGACTTCCTCGAAGGATGGAAGCAGCACGCAATCATCTACTACCGCCAGAGACGGATCGATCTAATAAAGTTCCGCAAGGATCTGAGAGCTAAGGAACGAGCCGCCAGAATCGAAGCGCTCCAGACCCTCCCATCCCTCGAAAGGGCGCGGAAGCTCTACGAAGGCCGCGAGGTGACAGACTACGACCTCGCAAACCTATGGCCCCGCAAAGATGTCGACGAGTTTCTGCACGAGCGCGGTCTGGACTACTACCAAATCCAGAAGAAGCTCAAGGGCGAAGGCGACGGCATCACCTTCAGGCTGCTGGAGATCCACGACGAGCAGGAGCGTGAGGCGTGGCTCGAGCGTGCGATGGAGGAGGAAAAACGGGCCAAGCTGCTCGACTTGATCGGCCGCATCATGAGCACCGTCGGCACTATTACAGACGCATCCACTCTCTACATCGGCCCCGAGGGCGACATCAACGGCTGCATCGAGGGCACCGAAGGAAAGGCGAAGATCCAAACCATCGGCGCCGGCGGCTACAACATCCAGTGCTTCCACTTCAGAACGCTGATCCACGAGTACAAGTAAGGGGGCGCAGGAATGAACAGCAACACGATCCTCGCCCTCTCCGACGGGCTCCTCGAAAGATACCGCAGCTCTATCCCCCGCAAAGCCTTCGAGCAGTTCGTCGAGGACATCACGACGGGGCCGACCACAACGGTCGCCCCGAAGTTCGACGCCTCGCTGCTCTGCCGGGCTTCCTTCCCGGCCGAGCTGGAGGACAACGGCGGCCGCTGCATCGTGGAGGTGACGGTCTACCGGCTGAACGCCGTGGCCGTCCACACCTTCCTGCTGGACGGGCCCGAGCCGCTGCTGCGGCACCTCAAGCTCCCAAAGGCCGACACCTACATCACCAAGCACGACATCGACGACCTCGTCACGGTCGCCCGCATCATCAGAGAGGAGGCAACAGCATGGCAGCATTGAAAGAGATCGCCCGGGAGTATGCCGACGAGATCCGCGACGGCATCGGCTGGCTGATCGTCTACCGCACCGGCCGCTCGTGGCACGCCCTGACCGTCTGGAGCGACCTCGGCAACAACGAGTGGGAGACGGACGACATCAACGACGCCCTCGAGGCCCTGCGCCTCGACCCCCGGGCCGTGGCCCTGAACGGCTACTACCTCGGCCGCTTCGGCGGCATGACCATCGACGACATCGCCGCCGGCATCCGCTGGCACTACGAGCGGGGCACCAACGCCCTCGCCGACGACGACACCCTCACGCAGGCCCGGGCCGACATCGAAGCGGCCCGGCAGCAGGCGGCCGAGGCCGGCCTCCCCTTCAGCGAGCGGCTGGTCGATGGCCCGGAGGACGAGTTCAACCCCTACACCTACGACGGCAGCATGACGGTCGCCGACTATGAGGCCGCACAGCGGGCCAGAGACGCCCACGCCGCCCTCGTCGAGGTCGTGGCCGACCACTACCCCAACGCCACCGAGGAGGCCGTCGAGCGCGTCGCAGAGGCCGCCAGCAGCATGAAGCTCAGCCCGGAGGCCGTGCAGCGGATCCTCGACGCCTTCGACAACATCATCGAGGCCATCAACCGCATGATCGAGTGGGCCGTATGGGCCGCCAAGACCATCGTAAACACCATCGGCCGAGCCTTCGACGACTTCCTGCTGTGCCGTGCGCCTCCCAAGTGGCGCCACTACGCCCTCCATGCGAAGCGGGCTCGCGTCCGCAAGAAATACCGCAACCGCATCCGGCGGGCCTTCTTCGCTGCGCTGGCTTCGGAAGGAGGTGGGAGCTCGTGAAGTTCAAGTGCGTCGGCTGCGGGCTTTACTGGAATGTGAGCATATACCAGCAGATCCCCCGCGGCGGCTACATCTGCCCGCATTGTGAGAGCCGGCTGCGCGCCGGCGAGACACTACCCAACCAGCGGCCCGGCCAGAACGACCGGCCGCAGACAACGAAAGGAGCAAAACCATGAAGAAAGCCCTCAAGACTGCCGCCCGCGGCACCGTGTTCCCCTACGCCGGCGAGAAGTGGGTGGTGCTGGAGCACGATCCCGCCGGCCGCACCCTCTGTCTGCGCCTCGAGGTGATCCCGGACAAGCCCTTCGACGAGGACAACCGCAACAACTTCGCCATCTCCAGCAGCAAAGAGTGGATGAACGGCCCCTACCTCGACAACCTGATCGACGCCGTGAAGGGCCCGCACGCCTTCCTCCAGACAGAGCTCGACCTGACCGCCGACGACGGCCTGAAGGACTACGGCACCTGCACCGTCACCATCTTCTCGCTGACGGTCGATCAGTACCGTCGCAACCGCGATGTCATCCCTCTGGTGGATGACTGGTACTGGCTCTCTACCGCATACAGCACGGCTGCCAATGGGTACGAGCATAGCGCCCGCCGCGTCGGGAACGATGGCGCGCTGTACTGGGACAGCGCCTGCGGCGGCTTCTACGGCCTGCGCCCCGCTTGCTATCTGGACTCCGATCTCCTGATCCCCGTCGACGGCGAGGACACCGGCATCGGCCCGCAGGAGGCCGGCACCATCGTCGCGGAGCTGGTCGAGCAGTTCGGCGGCTCCTACGCCACCGGGGAGCAGTTCACAGCCGAGGTCTCTTTCCTGCTCGGGAAACTGCGGGCGGCCCGGGAAACGGAGGCGGCACATGAGTAACCTCGTCGGCCTGTTCGACCGTTACAAGGCCCTCGTCATCTTCGACACAGAGACCAGCGGCCTCAACCCGGAGGACGACCAGATCATCGAGCTCGCCGCCCTGCGCGTGGAGCGCACGGCGGCCGGGGCCCTGCGGATCGCCGGGAAGATGGACACCTTCATCAAGCTGCCGGAGGGCGAGCAGCTCCCCGAGAACATCGTCGCCCTCACCGGCATCACCGACCGGCTGCTGGAGACCGAGGGCGTGCAGAGTGGCACGGCCGTCAGCCGCTTCCTCAAGCTGGTCAAGCCCGGCCCCGTCCTGATGGTCGCCCACAATGCGCAGTTTGACGCCTGTTTCCTGCGGGAGCTGCTGCGAGGCTTCAAGCCCGGCCACCTCGACTGGCTGGACAGCTTGACGGTCTACAAAGACCGCCGCCCCTACCCCCACAAGCTCGCCAACGCGATCCTCGCCTACGAGCTGGAGGACAAGGTGCAGAACAGCCACCGGGCCATCGACGACGTGCTCGCCCTGTTCGAGGTGCTGAAGGCCATGGACGAGGAACGGGACGACCTCGGCAGCTACGTCAACCTGTTCGGCTATAACCCCAAGTACGGCGTCAGCGGCCGCCGGATCACCGGCGTGCGCTATGAGCCGCAGGGCTTCAACAAGAGCATCACGCGCCCTGAGCAGACGCTCCCGGCCCGGATGTCACGGAGGTGAAGAACATGGCCCCGGCCATCACTATCACGAGCGAGGAGCTGCGCGAGCGCGTCGAGGAACACCTCGGCCGCTGGATCCCCGACAGCCTGTGGGAACGCTCCGAGCCCTACGCCCGCAGGAAGCTCGACCTCTGCCGGGAGCGCAGCCCGGAGATCGACTACTACAACGACGAGTACCTCGTCCTGCTGACCGCCGACACCGTCAGGGAGACCGCGTTCAGCGACTTCACAATCGCAGCCTGCGAGGCCCTCATGACGGCCCGGGGCCAGTGAAAGGAGAAAACCATGGAAGCAACAAAAGAAAGGGCCGCCCGACGCGACCGGGCGACCCCTGCGAGAACATCCGGCAGCTCGCCAGCGCACGGATCCCGCACCCAAAGTATAACACGCCGCCGGCGCCGTGCCAAGGCCCGGATCCGGCAGGCGGCCGTCCTTTTGACGGCTGCCGTCATCGTGGCCGGCATCGGCGCAGTCATCTCGACCATCGCCGGAGGCCGTGAAAGTGCCACGGAGATCCCGGAGCCGACCGCAGAGCAACCGGTGGTCGTCGTCACGACTCCCGCAGCGAGTACGCAGACGCCGGAGCCGACCGAGGCGCCCGTCCG